TGAAAAATCCCCCCCCCCCTACATTAAATTAAAAGGAGATTTTCAAGTTATGAAAACGAATGAGATCATGAAGTCCGTGAGCGGAACCGTCCATAAGGTCGGATTCAAGCTCCAGAAGAAAAGCCCGGAAATCCTGGTGGCCGTCGGCATCATCGGTGTGGTGACCAGCGCGGTCATGGCCTGCAAAGCGACCACCAAGGCCGGCAAGCTGATGGAAGAGACCAAGGAGGCTCTGGACAACATCCATGAGGCTGAGGAGTCCGGCGTTACCAAGGCGGGCGAGACCTATTCCAAGGACGACTGCAAGAAGGATCTGACCATCGCCTATGTGCAGGCCGGTGTGAAGTTTGTCAAGCTGTACGGTCCCTCGGTGGTGCTGGGCGCCATGTCCATCACCAGCATTCTGGCGAGGCACAATATCCTGAAGAAGCGCAATGTCGCCCTGGCTGCGGCTTATGCGGCGGTGGACAAGTCCTTCAAGGATTATCGCGGCCGCGTGCTGGAGCGGTTCGGTGAGCAGGTGGAGAAGGAGCTGCGCTACGGTATCAAGGCCCAGGAGATTGAAAAGACGGTGACGGACGAGAAGGGCAAGGAGAAGACCGTCAAAGAAACCGTCAATGTGGCGGACGGCATCGACCCCAGCAAGTACAGCCCCTATGCGAAGATTTTCGACGAGACTCACCCCGACTGGATTAAGGACGCGGAGCAGAACATGTTCTACCTGAAGGCCCGGCAGAGTCAGGCCAACGATATGCTCAAGGCCCGCGGGCATCTGTTCCTGAATGAAGTCTATGACCTGCTGGGCTTTGAGCGTACCAAGGCCGGCGCCGTTGTGGGCTGGGTGTATGACACGGAGCATCCCATCGGGGACAACTTTGTGGACTTCGGCCTCTTTGATATTTACAAGGCAAAGGCCCGCGACTTTGTGAACGGCTACGAGCCCGCCATCATCCTGGACTTCAATGTGGTCGGCGACATTCTCGACTATGTGGCCACCCACCAGTACATCTGAGGACTGAGCCATGCGGAAGATATTTATGGTACTTATGATGGCCGTGGTCGTCGTGACCATGGCCTCGTTCACTCCGGTGGCCCCGGCAGTAGAACTTATGGAACCTGCTGATATTCCCGTACCAGTTGTGGAGGCGGTTCCTCTGGTAAGCAAGGAAGTGGTCTCGACCCCTCCCCCGGTGGTAGAAACATCGCCGCCGGAGGAGGTTTTTCCTTTGACTCAGGAAGAGATTGAACTCATTGCGCTGGTGACGATGGCGGAGGCCGAGGGAGAGTGTGAGTATGGACAGAGGCTGGTCATCGACACCATTTTGAACCGGGTGGATGATCCGCACTTTCCGGACACTGTCCATGAAGTGGTTTATCAGAAAAATCAATTCAGTTCGATGTGGAACGGACGGGTTGACCGCTGCTATGTTAAAGAGGAGCTTGTGGATCTGGTCAAAGAGGAATTGAGAAATCGAACCAATTATGATGTGGCCTTCTTCCGGACAGAGCGATACAGCGACTATGGCGTGCCTATGTTCCAGGTCGAGCACCATTACTTTTCAAGCTATGATTAAAAGGAGGATGCGTTATGAAAATGTTTCGTCGAGCTCTGCTCTCTTATGTCCTGTCCACGATTTCCGGCCTGTGTCTGGTGAGCGGCATTACGGTGCTCACTTCCGGGAGGTAATCAGGATGGAGAGTATTGCAAATCTGATTTCCATGCTGGACTATGTGGTGGATTCCAAGCGGAAACGCCATATCACCGGCGGCCTGCTGCTGAGTGCGGCGCTCCTGTTTGGGAGCATGGCCATTACCATCATGAGCATTAAGGACGAGGAGGATGACAATGAGTAAAGCAAGTACGATGGCCGGGTTTGTCGCCGGCCTCGTGATTGGCGGCGCTGCGGCCTGGTACTATGCCCGGGAGATGTATAGCCGGATTGCGGAGGAGGAGATCAACTCCGTGAAAGAGGCTTATGCCCGGCAGAAAGAGCAGGCCGAAGAGCGCCCCCGGACCCAGGCAGCCGTGTCCCCGAATAAGCCTGATGAAAAGATGGATATTCGGCAGTATGCCCAGAAGGTCCTCAAAGAAGGCTATACGGACTATTCCCATACGGTGGCTGATAAAAGGCCGGCCAAGCCGACTGGCGCGGAGACCTATGTGATTTCTCCGGACGAGTTTGGAGAAATCGAGGAGTATACCAAGGTTAGCCTGTTCTACTTTGAGGATGGCACGCTGGCGGACGAGTATGGCGAGGTCGTGGACGATGTGGAGGAGATCGTCGGCGACGGCCTGGAGCATTTCGGAGAGTATGAGGAGGATTCCGTGTTCATGCGGAATGACGCCAAACGGTGTGACTATGAGATCCTCAGGGACCTCCGGACTTTTGCTGAGTTCAAGAGAACTCTTCCTCCCGAACATGATAACGAGGAGGCCTAACTTTGACTCCAAACGAGCTAATCGATCGGTATTTCGATTGGATGTATCAGCTCGTGGTCGACGACCGATATTCTAAACAATCCTATCGTAAGCTGTTCTTCAAACTGCACGGTACGGAATTTACATATACGATTCCGATGGACGGCAACCGGGCCGAAGACGGCATCGACCTTAGATATCGGTTCGGCCGCGAGAACCATTACAGCGATTCAATGATCGCGTCCTATCTGGACAATACTCCGTGCAGTATTTTAGAGATGATGATTGCCCTTTCCCTTCGCTGTGAAGAACATATCATGGACAACCCCGACGCCGGCAACCGAACCGGACAGTGGTTTTGGAACATGCTGGTGAGTCTGGGGCTCGGCTCCATGGATGACACCGAGTTCGACCGGGATTATGTGGATATGGTCCTGAAACGATTCTTGGCGCGTGACTATCAGCGGAATGGAAGGGGCGGTCTTTTCACCGTCTATGATCCCAGACAGGATATGCGATCGATGGAGATTTGGTATCAGTTAAACTGCTACCTCAGAGAAATCATCAGAGAAGGGAGCATCACATGAACACAATCACCCATGATATTTTCGTTCATTTGATTCCGTCCAAGGAATTGACCAATCTGTTCAGGAAGCAGGTCAAGGGCCAGCGAGGGCTGAAGATGCTGACACTGGTGAGCATCGGATGCGTCATCTGGTCTGAGGTCGAGCGTCGGAAACAGGAGGAGCAGATCTATCAGCTCTCTGTTAGAGTAAAGAAATTGGAGCGCGGCGAAGGGGAGTAACAGCCAATGTTAGACTTCTTGGTGATTGCGACGCGCAGCGGCAAGCGTGGTATCATCGAGATCTATCCCAAGTTTATCATCAAGAAAAGCAGCGACCTTATGATAAGAGGTGGCGATTTCTATGCTATATGGGTGGAAGAACGGGGATTATGGTCGACTGATGAACAGGATGCGGTTGATCTAATCGACCGTGAACTGGACCACTACGCGGAAGAAAACCGCCAGCGATTTGACAACAACATTCGTGTCATGCATATGTGGGACGCTGAGACTGGCATGATTGACACTTGGCACAAATATTGCCAGAAACAGATGAAAGACCAGTTCCACATGCTTGACGAGAAACTGATATTTTCCAATATCAAAACCGGGAAAAAAGATTATGCCAGCAAGTCGCTGAACTACCCCCTGGAGGCTGGAAAACTGGACGCCTATGACAAATTGATGGGGACGCTGTATGCTCCGGCCGAGCGGCACAAAATCGAGTGGGCCATCGGCTCGGTAGTATGCGGCGACTCCAAACGGCTCCAAAAATTCCTGGTTCTCTATGGCGCCGCGGGTACGGGAAAATCCACCGTGCTCAACATCATTCAAAAACTTTTTGACGGATATTACTCTGTCTTTGACGCGAAAGCTCTGGGGTCATCCAGTAATGCCTTTGCTCTGGAGGCATTTAAGAGCAATCCTCTGGTGGCGATCCAGCATGATGGAGACCTCTCCCGTATCGAGGATAACACCAGACTCAACAGTCTGGTATCTCATGAGTTGATGACCGTCAACGAAAAGTTCAAATCGACCTATGCCAATCGGTTCAAAGCATTTCTCTTTATGGGCACCAATAAGCCGGTCCGGATTACAGACGCCAAGTCCGGCTTGATTCGACGGTTGATTGATGTCTCCCCCAGCGGAGATAAGCTGGACCCCCAGGAATACAAGACCATCATGAAACAGATTGACTTTGAACTGGGAGCTATTGCTTATCACTGTCAGGAAGTTTATCTGGCAGACCGGGATTTCTACGATGACTATATTCCGGTTGCTATGCTGGGAGCCTCCAACGATTTCTATAACTTTGTGGTGGACTCCTATATGGTGTTTAAGCGCGAGGACGGAACATCGCTGAAGGCAGCCTGGGAGATGTATAAAACCTACAATGAGGAGGCAAAGGTCGCATATCCCCTCAGCCAGAGGGCATTTAAGGAGGAATTGAAAAACTATTTCCGGGAGTACAACGAGCGGTTCTGTTTCGATGATGGGTCCCGTGTCCGGAGCTATTACAGCGGCTTTCGGACGGAGAAATTTGAGGAGCAGATTACGGAGGTGAAACCGGAACCAGAGAAACGCCTGATTCAATTTGATGCCACCGAGTCTATCTTTGACAAGGAGTGCGCGTCCTGCCCTGCTCAATACGCCACCTCGAAAGAAACACCGGCGCAGAAATGGGAAAAAGTACGGCGCACATTGTCTCAGCTGGATACCACTCAGCTCCACTATGTCAAAGTGCCGGAAAACCACATTGTCATTGACTTTGATATTCCAGATGACAAGGGCAATAAATCCTTTGAACGGAATCTGGAAGAGGCAAGCAAGTGGCCTCCGACCTACGCGGAGTTAAGCAAGAGTGGGTGCGGCATCCACCTGCATTATATTTATACGGGCGACCCAACGAGACTCAGCCGGATTTATGATGACTATATTGAGGTAAAGGTCTTCACCGGTAAAAGCTCGTTGCGGCGCAAATTGACGAAGTGCAATAACCTGCCTATCGCTACGATAAGCTCTGGTTTACCGTTGAAAGGAGAAAACAGCGTGGTAAATTCCAAAGTTGTCCAAAGCGAGAAAGGGCTTAGGATACAGATTAAGCGAAATCTCAATAAAGAGATCCATCCGGCTACTAAGCCCAGCATCGATTTCATTTACAAAATCTTGACGGATGCGTATGAGAGCGGTCTGACCTATGATGTGACCGATATGCGTAATGCCGTCCTGGCCTTCGCGGCCAACAGCACCAACCAAGCGGAATACTGCATCAAGTTGGTCAACAAGATGCCGTTCAAATCCGCTGACACCGCTGCTGCGGTAAAAAATGATGATGCCAAATTGGTTTTCTATGATGTGGAGGTCTTTCCCAACCTGTTCCTGGTGAACTGGAAAATCGAGGGCAGCACTCAGCCTGTGGTCAGAATGATCAATCCGACCTCTCAGGAAATTGAGGAGCTGATGAAATTCCGTCTGGTCGGGTTCAACTGCCGGCGGTACGACAATCACATCCTCTATGCCCGTCTGATGGGGTACACCAATGAGCAGCTCTACAATCTGTCTCAGAAAATCATCGGCAGTGAGAAAAAATCCAAGAGCAATAACTGTTTCTTTGGAGAGGCCTATAATGTCTCCTATACGGATATATATGACTTCTGCTCCAAAAAGCAGAGTCTGAAGAAATGGGAGATTGAGCTGGGTATCCATCACAAAGAACTCGGCCTTCCATGGGATCAGCCGGTTCCGGAGAACATGTGGGTCAAGGTTGCAGAATACTGTGACAACGATGTAATTGCCACGGAGGCAGTGTTCAATGCCCGAAAAGCCGACTTTGTAGCCAGAGAAATTCTGGCTGATGTGGCCGGCATGACGGTCAATGATACCACCAACTCTCTGACCGCCAAAATCATCTTCGGTGGGAATAAGCGACCTCAGGACCAGTTCAACTACCGAGATATGGGCGACACTTCTCAAATCTATGACCCCGAGCGGGATCTTCCATTCATTATGGGGCCGAAGGAATTTGACGAGTTTACTGTCTTCGACAAGAAAAAACGCCCCATCTTCCCCGGCTATAAGTTCGAGAATGGCAAATCTACTTACCGAGGTGAAGAGGTTGGCGAAGGAGGTTATGTCTATGCGGAGCCTGGTATGTATGGAAATATCGCTCTGCTGGATATTGCCTCGATGCATCCGTCCAGTATCATTGCGGAGGAGTTGTTTGGTCCTGAGTACACCAAGCGGTTCCAGGAAATCAAGGATGCCCGCGTCGCAATCAAGCATAAGGACTTCGAGAAAGCCCGGAAAATGCTGGGCGGCGCTTTGGCTAAGTATCTGACGGACGAGGATTCGGCAGATGCGCTGGCTCAGGCGCTGAAAATTGCCATCAACTCGGTCTATGGCCTCACTTTGGCCGGATTTGAGAACCCATTCCGCGATAACCGGAACAAAGATAATATCGTTGCCAAGCGTGGAGCCCTGTTTATGATCAACCTCAAGCATGAGGTGCAGAAACGGGGCTTTGTTGTTGCCCATATCAAGACAGACTCTATTAAGATTCCGGACGCAACGCCGGAAATCATCCAGTTTGTCATGGATTACGGCAAAATGTACGGCTACATCTTTGAGCATGAGGCCACCTATGACCGCATGTGTCTGGTCAACAATGCTGTTTATATTGCCAAGTATAAAGATGGCAAGCACGCCGGCGAATGGACTGCGACTGGTACTCAGTTCCAAATTCCTTATGTCTTCAAGAAATTGTTCTCCAAAGAGGAGATCGTCTTCGAGGACATGTGCGAAACCAAATCGGTCACCGGAGCCTTGTATCTGGATATGAATGAGAGTCTACCAGATGTGACTGCTGCGGAAAAAGAACTGGAAACCCTCTACAAGAAGTGGCCGGATGAAAATGGCCAGTATCCGCTTGACTATGATGAAACAGTAGTGAAACTCAAAGAGGAAATCTCCAAAGGTCACAACTATATTTTCGTCGGAAAGGTCGGCCAGTTCTGCCCTATTAAACCCGGATGTGGCGGAGGACTGCTGTGCCGGGAGTCTGAGGATAAAAAGACCGGCGAGAAAAAGTATGACGCTGCGACTGGAACCAAGGGGTATCGGTGGTTGGAATCCGAGATGGTCAAGGAACTCGGTAAAGAAGACGACATTGACCGGGGGTACTATGATGCGCTGGTTGATGCTGCGGCTACTGATATTTCCGCCTTTGGTGACCTTGAATGGTTTGTGTCCGACGACCCTTATATTAAGGAAGACGATACGCCTCCTTGGTTTGGCCCAGGTGAACCGCATGGTGATGATGCCGCAGCCTTTGACGTGAGGTGACCAAAATGAGCATTGTTTTGATGATATTGGGGTTCAATGTTTTTGCCGCTTTCGTTTCCGGCATTACTGGCCACTCATTTTGGTGTGGGGTCAATATCGTGCTGGCAGTTTTGATGGCTTTCTTGGCAATAGCCTATGAGGGCCGTTTGATTAACCGGATTCAAAAGCTCGAACGAGAAATTGATGATTTGAAAAGGAGAATGACTTATGGCTCGTAAAAATTTGAATGACCTTTCGATTGAAGGCGCACGCATTATCTTCCGGAACTTTTCCGGACGGGAGAGCCGATATAATCGTGCCGGCGACCGGAACTTCTGCGTATTCATCGACGACCCGGACACCGCACAGAAACTGGCAAAAGATGGCTGGAACATCCGTGTTATGGCTCCCCGTGAGGAAGGTGATGAACCTCGCCACTACCTCCAGGTCAGCGTGAAGTTCAATAATTATCCTCCGAAGATTATTCTGGTTACTCGCCGTAGCCAGACTCCGCTGGATGAAGAGTCAGTGAATACACTGGATTTCGCGGACATTCGTAATGCTGATATGATCATCAGGCCTTACCCCTGGGTCACGCAAGAGGGGACACCGAATGAGAAGCGCGGCGTCAAAGCCTACCTCAAAACGATGTATGTCGTTATCGAGGAAGATGAATTTGCGGAGAAATATGCCGCGATGGAATATCCGGAAGAGTAAAAAGCTCTTGGGGGCGCTGGTTATGGAGGTGACTGGCGTCCCCATTTCTTTATTTGGAAAGGAGAAACCGATGAAGCCTTTCTGGAAAAAGCCCGGGAAGAAAAAATTGAAAAAGCATTCTGCTCCCGTGCAAAACAAACGAGCATCATCAACACAAAGACCTAAACCGGAGCCATGGAAACCGCCTATGTCTGCTCCTCGAAAGGAGCCCATTATTTACAAAGAGCCAAAGACAGTGCCGCCGACTCATACTACCAATCCACACCCAAGGGATAGCGAGTTCTATAAAGAATTTCGTTCTACTTTTCGGCAGCTTATATCGGAGAAATTCCGCCCTTGGGATATTTGGAAGGACTTCGTCATCATGTCGGCCTGTGCCATTTCCAACACAGTAGATAAGAGCCATTATGATGAACGAGAAAAGCGGTATCTCGAACTTATAAACAAATATGAAAAATCGAAGCAACACCTATTTCCAGAACTCTTTGCCGATATGGTAATGGCCTTGGACAGAAATCCAGAGCAAGATTTTCTTGGAGAAATGTTCATGGACCTGCGTCTCGACTACGACGAGTTAAAGCAGGTATTTACGCCATACCCTGTATGTCAACTGATGGCTGAAATAGGAATTGGCGATATTGTTTCTCAAGTCGAAGAGGAAGGATATGTCACTATCTCTGACCCTTGCTGCGGCGCTGGCGCAAATCTAATTGCTGCCATCAATACGGTAGTTAGCGAAAATGTTCTATGATAAAAAGAAAACGGAGAAAAACATCGAAAAAACAACGATAAAAATACAATAAATCGAATGGTGGAGCATGGCGATCGGGAGATTTTGTCGAAAGGTGCTATGAGCACCACACCGCATACTTCTGAGGTGAAAATCATGTTATCCACTATTATTCCCCTCAAAGACCTTATCGCAAATTGAGAAAATTAAGAGAAAAGAGAACTATTTGTCTGAAAGCGCATATGCGAGATTGACGCTGCTCCGGGGAACAATCCGGCCAAACAACTTTATCATTGAAAAGGTCACGATCCAGTTGAAAGGGTCGTGCCCTTTTTTTGCGCCCAAACGACAGGAGGCAGAACATGAACTTCGATTATTACTATGGCGACGAGAGCAATCAATTTGCTTTCTACCGTATTCCCCGGCAGCTCATTACCGGGGAGGCGTTCAAAAAGTTGTCCACAGACGCAAAACTCTTGTACGGCCTCCTGCTGGACCGCATGGGCCTGTCCGCCAAAAACGGCTGGTATGACGATATGGGGCGTGTGTTCATCTACTACACCCTGGACGAGATACAAGAGGACCTGAACTGCGGCCATGAAAAGGCGGTCCGGCTCCTGGCAGAGCTGGACACCGGCAAGAAAGGCTTCGGCCTCATTGAGCGGGTCAAGCAGGGGCAGGGCCGCCCCACTAAGATCTATGTCAAACGCTTCACCACCCGCGCCATACCGCCGCAACCCGCTGCGCCGCAAGACATTCCCAGACTTCCGATTTTCGGAAGTCAAGACTTCGGAAAAGCAGAAGTCAAGAGTTCCGAAAAACAGAAGTCAAGACTTCCGGTTATCGGAAGTGCAGACTTCCGAAAATCGGACGCAAGTTATATTGAATCTAATCAGACTGATCTCAGTCAGCTTAATCCATCTATCCATCCATCGGTTTCCACCCCGCCGGAGAGGGCTGGATTGATGGATAGATGGAATTGCGAGAGAGAGGTGAGAGAGTGCATTGAATACGACCACCTCTGCACCCAGTTCAACCGGGAGGATGTGGACGAGATGGTGGAGCTCATCACGGATGTGCTCTGCACCACCCGGCCGACCGTCCGCATCGGGGGCGAGGACATTCCCACGGAGCAGGCCAGGGACCGTTTCCAGCGGCTGGACTGCGGCCACATGGAGTATGTCTTTGACTGCCTCCGGCGCAATACCACCCAAGTCCGCAACATCCGGGCCTATCTGCTGACGGCCCTCTATAACGCTCCTGTCACCATCAACAATTACTACCAGGCGGCGGTACAGCACGATTTTTCCTATCCCCAGCGGGAATGAACAGGAGGAGTGGCCCCTATGAGCCGTTATA